GGGCCGCAAGGCCCCCATTCTAGGAAATCCGCCCTAGGAGGGCGTCCTTCTTTCGAATGTGTGAATCAAAAGTTCATGCATCTGAGAGGGGATGTCTCCCCACAGCGTCCATTTGGACGGGCGTAGCTTTATGGGGAAAGGATTACTCATCCTATTCGTTTGGGAACTGGCGCGACGGGCTCACACCCCTTAGTGTCAGGAGGAAAGTATTTTCATACTGTTACGTCCGACAGGTCTAGTGGAGGTCGCCTCGCTGAGAGAGATAGCAACAGGTATTACCTGGGTCTATAGAAGAGGGTCTAAGTAATTAGGCCTTAATATATGGACTGCGAAATGGTTATTAAGACATCGTGAGAGAGCGGACCGTTGTGTCGTCGAAAGATTGCACATGGCAACCGTTTAGGGTGAACCCCGACTCAAGGGTGCTCAGTCTCTGTACGATAGAGCGTGGCCGAATAAGCTACCTGTCCCTTCATTAATTATTCCGGGACAGTACTCTGGGTGATCTGGAAGCGGTGTAAAAGACTGATTAGTCCAGCCGGCTAGGGGCGTACCTAAGTATAGAGGCGTGGGCACCTGTGGTGTCAGACGTAACCGGGGTCAAACTCGGCGAATGGTGGATTAGCCACTTGAAGCCTGATTGGTACTCGACCAAAGCCTTCCAAGGCTGACTGCGGCCCTCCCTTCAACAAGGAGGAAACCGAAGTCCTAGTGAGCACAATATTGAGTAACAGTGACAATGAACCAAATCAAGCGAACGCTTGGTCGGGCGTATTCTCGACTGCTAGCCTCATATGCATCATTAGGTGTCATGCTCAAGGTAAAACTTGGGCGACCAGCAATTCCACACGTTTTAGGATGTGTGGCGTTGTTGGGGCGTGGAGTTAACCTTTCAGTGGTCAAGGTGGTGATAACTACCTTAAGCACCTTTAATGGTCTGCAGAAAAAGGGCGGTATTAAGTTTTTAGTCATTTACCTAAAAGCTTGTACCTCCTTGCTTCAGCAGGCCATTGGGGGTCAGCGTCTCACAGATCTGACACCTTTCGGGTGTCGGGTGGCACGGTCCCGTAGTGGTTTACCTCGTATTATTCCAGCCCTTCATCGGGCACGTATTCGGAAAGGGGAAGTGTGGGTGATCCGATTCTGGATGACGATATTCGGTTTATACCGGGTATTGGCTTTTCCGGGAAAGGTGAAACTCTCTACGATTACTGCTCCGTCTACGTTCGACTCTTCTCTTCTCTATGTATTTAGTCAATACGTAGTGCTGGTTTTCTGGCCCACTGTTAAGCGGTGTTTCCCGGTAACGGGATCCATTACTGACGCATTGTGGTCGGAAGAGGGAGAGGGGCCGATTCAATTTATGAGGAGACTCGCGGCTCGCCCGTTTCTGATTTCGAAGACAGGTCCAGCTACTAATCCAGGTGTTTCATCCGCTAATGCGCAAAGTACCTCCCCCGCCTCGATTCTTGGTTCTGCATTCACGTGGCTCTCTCATCCTCTCTATCCAACCTTGAAAAGTTGGTGTGAGATGACAGGGAACATATGGGTGCTTAACAAGATGAAAGATTGGGGGGCCGAGCTATGGGTAGAGAGGGACGATCGCACAGGGGTGTACGAAAAGACTTCTCTATTCTCCTACAGTCGGTGGCTAGGAAAACTGGGCTTCAAAGAGGAACCAGCGGGAAAAGTGCGAGTCTTTGCTATGGTCGACCCATGGACGCAGTGGCTTATGGAAGCACTAGCTAGTGCTATCTTTAAGTTGTTGCGTAAGATACCGCAGGACGGGACATTCGACCAGGGGGCCCCGATTCATCGTCTTCGAGAATGGCAAAAAGGGAATCGTCTAACAAACGGTTCTCTCCCGGCCCTCTTCTCATTCGATCTTTCGGCTGCTACTGATCGGATTCCTATCGTACTCCAAAAAGTACTTCTGTCTCCCATACTGACTGCATGGGGGGCAGAGCTGTGGGCGAACCTATTGGTTGCTCGTGAATACCAATGTCCGACGACCATCCGGTTTGGGAAAAAGGGGAAACCCCAGATCCTAAGTCCGACTGGCTCGGTTATGTATTCTACGGGTCAGCCAATGGGCGCGCTATCTTCATGGGCGATGCTTGCATTGATCCATCACGCTATCGTGCAGTGGGCCGCGTTGCGGGCAGGTGTTATCACTGTCGGGCAATGGTTTGGAGGCTATGCCATCTTGGGAGATGACTTAGTCGTGGGAAGTGTGTCTGTAGCTAGAGAGTACTCTGGCATCATGGCGTCACTTGGAGTTGAGATCGGGGGACATAAGTCCCTCGAATCTCGCAACGGTCGAGCTATGGAATTTGCGAAGCGAACTTTCCTTGACGGAGAGGACGTCTCAATGGTTCCGTTCGCCGAGTTCGTTATGGGCCGGCAGTCATTAGCCGGTCTCCTCGAGCTTGTGCGTAAATACCATCTTACCTTCGGCCAGACGTTGTCTGTCTTAGGGTATGGGTATCGAGCGAAAGCCAATGCCTCCAAGAGGTTGTTTTCGATGCCAAAGCGCTTACGAAACTACATTCTTACTTTCTATGGTCCTGGGGGCCCGGGCTATATGGGTTTACGAGGCTGGTTGCCGATGAAGTCGATAACTAGTTCTTATAAATCTGTAGAAACTCGGGTCTCTGGTCTCGTGACTCAGTTCTTCGACAAGGAGATGGTACTCATTCAACAGTACCTCGAGTCTCTGTCTCCTCTCTTAGCGAAAGCGAAAGAGTTGGGAACTGTATCGCGGGATCGGGAACACTATGGTACGACTCCTCGGGGGCCTGACCGGACATCGCAGCACTTAGGACTTCTATCCGAGACACCGTCTCGGGTGGTTGATTCCTTAAATGAAGCGGTCTACCGGGAGGCCTTCTTGGATTCGGTCATAGCAGTACGAGACCTCCGAACTAGACTAGAGGAGACTTCCGTGCCTCTCCTTACTTGGGAGGGGTTGGAAAGTCTTTGGGCTATGCTTCGAGAAATCGAAACACAGCTTGGGGCTTTACCATTTCCGCGTAACATTCAGACTCGTGTTGTTGGAGAGAAATCTCTTTCAGCTGAGTCGAAAGTGCTGGCGCGGTGGTATCGTCACTCTAGTACGTTTAGATCTACTGTTACCTAAGCTGGGGTCCTACGTGTGACTAACCGTAGGACAGGGAATTGGTCCAGGATGTCTTTTACAAGACTCAGATATTCTGTATCGATATAAAGTATGCCGGGTAGCAATACCTTAGGCGCCTTGATGGCGCGATGGTGGCCTACTTTCGCTGGATTGGGGAATCCAGATCCCGTCTAACTCAGTGGTTTTCACGCTACATCACAATCAGGAGGAAATGCCTGACAATGTGATATAACATTTTTGAAACGCATCTGAGCGTAGCAGGGACCGAAAGTACACAGAGCGTAACAACGCTCTGTGGGGGTCGGCACCC